TTTTGTGAGTGTATATGATCGGGCTAAACTACATGTAAGGCAAAGCGATGTGGCTAAAGTTTATGTATATGTTCATGGTAAAGATTGCCAAGTGCAATATGAAGGTTACGTGTTGATAAGAGAAAGCCGAGAATAACCCCCGACTTTATTTTCCAGTCACACGTTTTGTCAAATAGAACTTGTGAGTTTTGTCTAAGAATACAACGTAAAATGTATCGCCAACCACATGACCGATAATTACTGCCGATCCATTGATATGTATTCTTGCCCAATTTGCATCTTCCGGTACATTTTTGGGAAATTCAAAAAGGGTCTTTTCTTTTGGTGGAAATGAACCATATATTGTGAATTTATCTCCATCTATCTGTTGACGCAACGGAGAACAGCAATAACCATGTAGCGTTTCCAATGCGAAACTTAACAACCCTGCGTTTTGCCAGTCCTTAAAAGCCGAGCCATATTTTTGTGTAGTGTCAAGATATTGGAATGAAATTTTAAAGTTTGAAGTCCGGGCTTCATCATTCACACTTGGCTTCTTCTTGTATGGTTCGGCTAATTTGGATTTCTTTTTATACCCCTGCATTTTGTTCACTCTTATAGAATGCTTGTACCGTTTTCTTTGAAATTATTTCATGACATTTATCTGCCTCTGCATAGCCAATACGTGCTTCAAGCCACGGACGTTCATTGTGCGTAGCTCTTTCCAGTTCCAATCCCGTCCAAGTAGATAGGTCTGTCAAAATAGAAACAATTAAAGTTTGTTGGTCTTGTGTTAGCTTTCCAAATTCCTTATCTACATCTTTTCCGGTAGAATTTGAATAGCTCAATTCCGCATACAGCATAGATTTGTCTTTAAGACTATCGTAAACTTTACGACTAACGGGGCCATGCACCCATGCTTCAAAAGAATCTTCGACTAACTCTTGATCGAAATATGCAAGATGATATGCATCACAATAAAAAAGTAGCTTTTGCAATTTTAGATGTGACATCGGTCCATAGTGCTTTAGAATATAGTCAGAAAGCACCACAGAATCTATTTTTTGAAGTTCTTTTGTCTTTTCCATTATAATCATCCTTTGAATAATACAAAGGTAGCGCTTTTTTATATAAAATCAAAGAAATCATGTCTATTTAACTTGCTTTCTTACTTTTAAAGTCAAAAATAGAAGTTGTTGACTGATGTAGTATTATGTGCAATGAAATTGGTTACTTGATTACTTTTAATCATTTTAGAGATTGTCTATGTTTAAAATATTCCGTATATTTGTGGCAAAGACAGAGGTCTTGTTTTTATTGCGTCAAAGATTGCATTAAGTATTTTTAATATGCGTACTACTTAAAATATGAAGTGTTTTATAAAATAAGTAGTATATTTGTGCCCGTAACAAGAAGGGAAGGCTTGGTGCAATCGACATACTACGAAGTTTGAGCCAGTCGTGGCTATTCTTAATATATCGCCTGCAACGTCCTTCCCCTTTGGTTGCAGGCTTTATTTTTTTTCTAAAGCCTTACTTATTAGCGGTTCTATCAGTGCCCACCGCGCGGACTTGTCACCCGTGAGATAAAAAGGCTCTTTGTCACATAGGATATATCAAAGTAAGATTAAAACCTCAAAGCTGATCCGCTTACCATCAGGAGGTCAACCCAAACAACATACATTCTTGCTTTGAAGAATGGCACCGGAGAAAGTGTTGCTTATAGTGGCTGGTTTATTTCTCTGAAAATTCAGAAAAATCGAGTTTTTGACAATATACACATAGTATAAAGAGAAATAAATAAAAATCTCCTGAACTTGCTTATATGTATGTTTGGGAGAAAAGGGTAAGAAATAGTATGCAAGTAAAATATAAAAAACATTGTATGAAGACAAATCAAGAAATGGTGCGATACATTGATAGTTTTTCTGTGGTTCAGCGCACGAGTGATGGTTATTTTGACGGAACTGAATTGCTTCGGCAGTGGAATAATGTAGAAGGGAATCCGAGAAGGCAAATGAGTAAATTCTTAGAATCTGATAATACATCAGAGTTTTTGAAAGCTCTTGCAGAGGATGAAAGCCATAGAGCAAAAATGCTCATTGGTGAAAATCAACTACTTATAAAAGTTAAGGGTAGAAATACGAAAGAAGGCAAAACACCCGATAAAGTTTGGATGAATCCGCTTCTGTTTATCAAATTTGCTATGTGGATAAATCCGGCTTTTGAAGTCAAAGTATTACGGTTTGTGTACGATGAAATGATTCGCTATCGAAACGATGCCGGGGATGCTTACAAAGAACTTGGCTCTGCCGTTCAGAAGATAGTTCCTAAAGAGTTTATGCCGAAAGCAATGCAAAAGGTTGGGGAAGCATTGAATTGGGTTGTGTTTAACTCACATGAGAAAATGCTTCGCAACAAGCAGGGTGATGAAAGCAAACAACGCGAACTGTGGCAGCTTGAAAAGAAGGTGGCTGATTTAATCAACGAGGGATTCATTACCAACTTCGATAATTTAATATCATACCTTAGAAAACAATATTCAAAAAGGAACTATCCTGCCGTGTTCCAATTACAGCAAGAAAATACAAATTTTATCCACTATAAATAATAAATCAATATGGAATTAGTAGAATTTATGAGCAACAAAGAATGCGTTGTAGAAACATTCAAAGTAAATGGTCTTATTGCAAAAGACAATACGGTAACAGAGAAAGGTTTAATGGCTATACAGTTCTATTTAGATATGATAGAGCAAAAGAAGCCAGAATTAGAAAATTGTCAAACGGCTTATATGTCATGTAGTGAGGTGGAGGAATGGGAAAAGAAAAACGCTGCGGCTTCGGTAAGTTTTGACAGCGGAGGGGTAGTCGAGTTTCTCCCGATAGAAATGTTCTCAAAAGATGCTAAAATAGAAAAGGGAGGTGGCATAAAAGGTATGCTTATTTCAATGTGCGATTGCGCATGTGAAGATGAAATATCCGAAATAGTATCTTCAAATGATGAAATTCGTAAATTGAGAGATGCGCTTAACAAATATCTCGAAAGCTGAATACTTTTGGCTAAGAGTGGCAAAATGCACAAATAAATTGGGCTGACTTCGGAGCCAGCCCTAATCTTGTCAAAATAGAATAAAACATTCCATGCGTCTATTACTATTTCTTTTTCAATTTAGCATAGTTATATAATGTAAGTGTTTTATCATTCATATTTAAACTAAAAACCATTCTTTTTACATCATTTATTACAATAAAAGTGGTGTAATCTTCTGATGCAATATTATAGTTCCAAGTCCCATTATCAATGTCAAAGTTTTCTATTTTGACAGTTTTATCGGGATTGAATGTAAATTTAGCATCAGAATATCCCCAATTTGCATCTACCCATATACCACTTATACTATTCCACAAATGCGTAACTTTCCATACTCCAATAATATTTTCATCAAGCCACTCTTTATTTTTATCAATATAGATATTTTCTTTCTCATTATCAGATGAACACGATGTAAAAAGCATAGATAATATGCTAAAAATAAGTATTATATTTTTCATTTTAATTCTGTTTATGTTTTGATTTGTAAATAAATGCAGCTTCTGTGATTGTTGCTAATGCTTTCAGTATTGGCATCGCTATTATGTTGGATATTATTCCAGCCAGTCCTATTATGAACCACCCCAAATGACGTTCTATTTTATAGGCTTCAAATTCACATGCAAATAGCGTAACAACAAAGATTAAAGCTGATATGATAAGCATTATCACTGATAAGTCATATAATCTCCTTAATCCTATGACACCACTTCCTGAAAATTCAAGTTGGTTTTCATTATTAGATTCAACTATTGAACTATCTTTTTTCTTTATTGGGTTATACCCACAATACTTGCAAATGGTAAAACTGTCATCATTTGCACATCCACATGATTCACATTTCCACATAACCTATATATCTAAATATTTAATGCCAAAGTAAAAACCTAACACCACTACAAAAAGTACGTATAGTGGCAATAGCCATGACCCTCCGAAAACACTAAAGCAAATCAGTAGAATCACTACTATCCAAACTAAAACTCCTAACATATAATAACCTCTTTTATAATTAAATACAAAAGTATTAATAAATAAAATTATGGC